AATAAAAACAAGCTTGGCATTGTGGTTTATGTTGATGGGCACTGGAAAGGAGAGTGGATCGGCACAAAGAAGGACTGCCCCGAGCAGCGCTATCTTTGCGGTAGAGATCGCTTTGCTTTCCCCGCGAAATACCGCCGTGAGGTGGCAAAGCTAAGCAAGCGCAGCCGCAAAAAGTTGGGGTTTGACGATGCGGACAAGAAGATCCGGCTTTATTTACCTTTTTGGCCCAACGTCACGGCGATCCGCAGGCACTACCAGAAGACGTTCGAGTCCATTGAGCTGATCGAGGTGGTTGGATAGGCAAGAACCTTGTCTCACGCGAAGCCGCAAAGGCGCGAAGAAAGGCAAAGATATGGCCAAAACACAGACCGACCATCGCCGTGCCGAGCTGGCAAAGATCCACATCGCCAAAAAAGACCTTGGCATGACCGATGATGATTATACCGCCATGCTGACGGCGATCACCGGCAAGACCTCCGCTGGAGATCTCAACGCCCGGCAGCGTCGCGAAGTGTTGGAGCATCTGGCCGGGTTGGGATTTAAAAACAAGCGTGCCGGTAAGCGGCCCTTTCAGGGCAAAGCGCCCATGACCAAAGACGGCTATCTGGCCAAGATCGAGGCCATGCTGACTGAGGCCGGGCGTCCCTGGGCATACGTAGATGCCATGGGCAAGCACATGTTTGGCATCGACCGGGTACGCTTTTGCACCGGCGATCAGCTGCGGCGCATTGTCGCGGCGCTGGTTTACGATCAGAAACGACGGGAGAAAAAAGAACAATGATGGCAACGCTTGACACGAAAACCGCAATGGGCTACCGTAAATCTGTCGCTGGCAAAATCCAGCGATCGGGTTTAGCGGCCCGAATCCAGAGGCGGACACAGCCGCCTGCAGATCTTGGCGGTCTTTTTGTGTCCACACAGCATGGCATTGCTCCGTTTCGTCTGGGCGGCCGTGTGGGGAGCCTTCGGGCTCGCCGGTATCCTTTGGACCGGTCCGCTAACCCGCACGGTTCGCCCTTTTTTGCGTTTAGCGGCGCAAGAGGGCATGACGAAACCCTACCAAAGGAGCCATGCCATGAGAAGCAGACAACCATCCCGCGTCATTCCCTTTCCCGATCGCCAGTACCCCGCCAAGAGGCCTGCACCGTCGTTGTTCAATCGGATGCAGGACGCCCTCGACGAATTGCAAATTTGCCTGTTTGCCATGGGCATTCTTGCCGAGTTCAAAATCAAGCGTAACGAAAAGGAGGATTGACCATGACTACGCACAAACTTATCCCTATCCCGTTCCACAAAGACACCCTGTACCTCATCGACGAGGCGGGCAAGCCCTACGTGCCTGTGCGCCCCATTGTCGAGAACCTGAGCCTGGACTGGAAGGTCCAGTACCGCAAACTCATGGCGGCGCCAGATCGCTGGGGTGTGGTCATGATGACCACACCTTCGGCGGGTGGTCCGCAGCAAGCGCTTTGTATCCCCATGGGGAAGACCGCCGCCTTCCTCTTCAGCATCGATCCAAACAAGGTCAAGGCCGAGGCGCGCCCGGGGCTGGTGCTATACCAGGAGAGGTGCGACGTGGTACTCGCGGACTTTTGGATGGGAACCCGCTGCCCGCCTACCTCCGCCCTCCCCGAGCCTGGGGCGGTGAAGCTTGGGCCCGACGAGGAGGTCATCCACCGGCGTGACAGAGAGAACCTGGAACTGCGCATCGAGGTCGCCGAGTTGCGGCTGCTGGTCCAAGAGTTGGAGGAGCGCAAGCGACCCAACGCCACGCCCGAGCAGGAAGAGGAAATTATCCAATTGGTGCTCAAGGGGTGCGGCCCGACCGAGATCGGCGAGAAGGTTGGACGGCCAGCCGGTGGGGTGACCTCGATCATCAAGCGGCTGCGCAATGAGGGGAGGCTGTAATGAGCAAGGCAAAGGCTATGATGACGGCCATTTATCGCGTTAGCTGGAAGGGTCTGGAGGCTTTCCCTGGGCATCGAGATAGGTCGCCGACGCAAAATTGCGTCGGCTAAAGTCTGCCGAACACTCCAGCTCGCGGACCGCCCGCATAACCTCAGTGTGTCGCTTGCCGAACATTTAACTGGCGCGAAACCGCGCCCCTTCGGGGGCCGGTCTGCCGGGCGTGGTGGCCCGGCACTGAAGAGCAGCCAATAAATGACATGTCGCCCCGGGCGTTGCTCGAAACCGCGCCGGGATGGCGCGTACGTAATACGTCCGCACGAAAATAACAAAGGACAAATGACAATTTTATGAATCTTACCTGCCCCTGCTGCCACGCCAAATACCCACTGGAAGCCTCCCTTGATGCCGATGCCGCAGGTGAGTTGCAGCTGCTGCTCGCCCAGGCCGGCCCGCTGGCGCGGCCGCTGATCTCCTACCTCGGATTATTCCGGAGTAAAACCCGGGCGTTGTCGTTCGATCGGGCGGTGCGGCTGGCTGGCGAGGTGCTGGAGCTTGGCGCGGATCCGCGCGCATTGGCCGCCGCCCTAAGTGAGACGGTGGAGGCTCTGCGGCGCAAACGCGACCAGGGCATATTTAAGCCACTCAAAGATCATCGCTATTTGCAATCGGTGATAGAGACAGTAAGCGCCAGTGCCGCGATTGTAGCGCCAGCAGGGTCCGGTTCATTGAACGAGATCACCCCCGCACCAACCGGCAAACGCGCTCAGGCCATCGCCTCATTGACCTCATGGGGGCAGTCCGACTGGCTGCGCACCTTGATCGCCGACGGTCTGGCGGCGCTGGTCGCCATGAGCCTCGATGGCTCGCCCGGGGCGGACGTGATCTGCCGCACCGCCGATGTCTGGCACCATGTCATGGCCGGTAGTTGCAACGTCGAAACAATTGATTCACAACGGGTTAAAGCCGCGTTTAGCGGTCTGTTAAAAAACGTCGACAGCTGGCCGGAGCCCAAGGCGATCTGGGCGCACATGCCGCGCCGTCCGCAGCAGGAGCGCCTGCCGGAGCCGCCCCGGTCGGAGGAAGATTGCCAAGCTGCGCTAAAAAGTCTGCAGGAGATGCGACAGAGGGTAGCCGGAGGCATGGGATTACCGGGCACCGAACTTGACGAAGAGGCCCGCCGCCAGCAGCTGCACCAGCAGGCCCGGAAACTTGCCGAGGAGAACCAATGATCCCCGTTGAAATTGCAGAAGAACGCTTGATCGGTATGCTGCGTGCGGCGGATATTTTAAAAAAAGCCAGCTACGCACCGGGGGAAGTGCAAGCCATCCTGTCGGTCAGTGACCGTACCTTTTGGCGGTTGGTCGCCGCGTACGAACGCAACCCCGACACCGGCGACCCCATCTGCCCTTGCAGTCTCGATTCCTTCATGTTGCGCCGTTCACGGCGCGTTCGTTTTGATGAGCTGGTGGAGTTTCTCCGCCGCAATAATACCTATGAACGGGTCAACGCTGTTGATCCGCGTCAATTGGGTTTGTTTTAAATCCCGCAGCATAAACACTGCAAATCACGTAACACCTCAATATACCTGCCAAATCCTGACAACTCCCCACGCACAATCTATCTAATCATATTATCCTGCATACCGTCAGAACCGGCGTGTCATGCGTCGCGTTCCTCCTTTTGATCAGGGGCGGACCATGGTGGTCTGCCCCGCCCATACCCATCCGCAATACACGGAGCTGCCATGGAGCAGGCTGTTTTTGAATCGGCCATCACCTTCACTTTGCAACAAGAGGGCGGCGGCAAGATGTCGATGGATGAAGCCGATCCGGGCAACTGGACCGGTGGTGTCGTGGGGGTCGGTGAACTCAAGGGTACCAAGTATGGCATCTCGGCGGCCGCCTTCCCCTGGGTGGATATCCAGCGATTGAACCTCCCTGCCGCCATCGAGCTTTATCGGGAGCACTACTGGAAACCCTGCGGCGCCTGGCGTATTGCCGCAGCCGCTCCGGATCTAGCCTGCCGGTTGTTTGATCTGGCGGTCAACTGCGGGGTCGGCACCGCCACCCGCATGTTGCAGCGGGCCGTCAATGTGGTTTGCACCGGAGAAATTGCGCCTCAGCGCCGGGCTAACTGGCGGCAGAAGATCGCTACGATACTCGGCAAGGGCACCCTGCGGGTGGACGGCATCATCGGCGCGATCACGGCTTCGGTGATCGGTGTCTGCCCCTACAAGCCCGCCTTGCTAATCGCCCTGAAAGGCGAAGCCTATAACCACTACCGCACCGGCAAGCCGCTCTACATCCCCGGCTGGCTGCAGCGGTTGGGATCCTAACCCTTTAACTTGGAGAGACCCATGGGTAAAGCGTTTTATCTGAGTAAAACCTTCTGGCTTAACGTGCTGGCGATCGTTGGGTTGATTCTGCAGAGCTACACCAGCTTTGTGCTGTCGCCCGAAGCGCAGGTTGCCATCCTCGGCCTGATCAACATCGTGCTGCGGGCCATTACCAATAAGCCGTTGTCCTGGGGCAATCAGGGCGGCCGTATATCGCCGCCTATTGCGCTGCATCTGTTGATGGTCTGTCTTGCCCTCGGGCTGCTGGTTTCGTTTCTGTCCGGTTGTGCCATCAAGCAACAGTCTCACGCGAGCATTGCAGCCAAGAGTCTGCTCTCTACGCAGGCCGTGGTGGTCGGTCTGGCCGAGGCCGCCGACGACATGTGTACAGCCGGGACGTTAAATCAAGGCCAGTGTGACCGGATCTCCGAACTTTACGACCAGGCGCGATCCAGTTACGACATGGCTGCCGAACTTATGATCGTGGCCATCGAATCAGGAGACTCGCCCGACAGCGACGCCTGGGTGAATTACCAGGTAATCCGCGCGCATTTATCCGGGATCGCAGCGAGTATGCAGGAGGTTGCCACAGAGTTTGGCATCATTTCCGCCAGGGAGAGTGCCCAATGAGCGAAGCCACCGTAGCGTTGATCCTTGGCCTGTTGCCGGTTGCCGAGAAGCTTATCTTTGAGGTCGGCGGCAAGTTGATCGAACTCTCGACCGCCGATCTGACCCGCGAGCAGTTGATTGCCGCCCTGGACAAGAGCAAGGGCGAGAACTGGCCACAATTGCAGTTTGTCAGCACCAAACAGGCGTAATGCGTGGACGATATCGACCGCGCCCAGGCCATCAACGAGCAACTCCAGGCGGACGCCATGCGCGATTGGCGGCAAAGGCAGCAGACGGGTCCGGGCCTGACAGAGTGTGAAGAGTGCGGGGATGAGATCCCCGAAAAACGGCGGCAGGCTATTCCGGGTTGCCGGTTATGTGTGGAATGTCAAGGGGCGCTGGAGCGGGCGCGAGGGGGACGGTAAGTGGATTGGAAACTGGCCTATGAAATCTTTCGCGACGTACTTCTCTTGGCGTTTTTTGTCTACACCGTTTGGGTCAATCGCGAAAAGGTAAATGCCAAGCGGTTTAAAACTCTTGAGACCAGCGTTGCCGAAAAGCAAAGCCGCGAAGAGATGCAGAAGATTATGGCCGATCGCGAGGCGCGTTGCTCGCGGCATCAAGAACGTACCGGCAGCCTCGAAGGTGGTCTGGGTCGTTTGCAGACCGAGGTGCACCACTTGCCAAGTCAGGCCGACATCGGCCGCGTGCACGCCAGGATGGATGATGTGCTTGGTCTGGTTAAGGAACTCGGCGGCGAGATGAAGGCCAGCCGCCATCAACTCAATCTGGTGCTTGAACAGTTGCTCGGGAGGGATAAGTAAATGAGTTTTTCGGAATTGGTCACTGCCGACATCCGTCGCAGTCTGCTGCTGGCCTTGGCCGGAGATGCCGGATACAGCCACAACGAGGCTGTTTTGCAGTCGGCTCTGGATTATTACGGTCACAGCGTCAGCCGGGATCGCATCCGCACCGAACTGACCTGGCTTGAAGAACAAGGGCTTATCACGTTGCGCGATGCAGCCGGCTATATGGTGGCCACTCTCACCGGCAGGGGTGGCGATGTCGCCGCCGGTCGCGTCATTGTGCCAGGCGTCAAACGCCCCGGCCCAGGGTGCCGCTAATGGGTCGCAAACGCCGCCAGCCGTCCACCGTCGATCTGCTGCCTGCCGGGGTCCGTCAGCAGCTGCAATCGATGCTGGACAACCCGCGTATTACCCAGCTGCAGGCGGTTGACCAGGTCAACGCGATCCTCGCCAAGCTGCGCGCAGCCGGGGATCCGGAGGTGCTCGATCCGGCCTGCCCCGAGCGGGTCAGCAAGTCGGCGGTAAATCGATACGACCTGCAGATGCGCGATGTCGGTGAGCGGCTGCGGCAATCCCGCGAGGTCGCCGATCGCTGGATCAACAAGCTGGGCGCTGCGCCCCAGGGCAAGGTCGGCAATCTGATCAACGAGATCCTGCGCACGCTCAGCTTTGACGTGACGCTGTTTATGCAAAGCGGCAGTCTCGATGAGGAGAGCGCCCCGGCCGTGGTGGGCATGCTGAAGGATTTGGCCCTAACCTCGATGCGCCTGGAGAAGGCCGCCAATCTGAACGTGGAGCGAGAGACCGAAATCCGCAAGCAGGCCGCCGAAGCCGCCGCCGACGTGGCGGACAAGACCCTCGCAGGCCAGGGCATGAGCCGTGACACCATCGACGCCATCAAGCGCGAAATACTGGGGATTGCATGACCGCCGCCCTGTCCGAATCCGTACTGCTGCCGTACCAGAAGCGCTGGGTCGCCGACGAGGCGCAACTCAAGATCGCCGAGAAGAGCCGCCGTACCGGTCTTACCTGGGCTGAAGCGTCCGATGCTGTGCTCTCTGCCAGCGCCGCGAAGAGCGCCGGTGGCACCAACCATTTCTACGTTGGCTCCAACAAAGAGATGGCCCTTGAGTTCATCGACGCCTGTGCCATGTGGGCCAAGATGTTCAACCGGGCCGCCGGGGAGATCGAGGAAGAGATCTTCGAGGACGAAGACAAGGACATCCTCACCTATACCATTCGCTTTTTGAGCGGCTTTAAGATCCAGGCGCTCAGCTCCCGTCCCTCCAATATGCGCGGGCGGCAAGGCAACGTGACCATTGACGAGGCCGCCTTTCACGAGCAATTGGCAGAAGTCCTCAAGGCCGCCCTGGCGCTGACCATGTGGGGCGCCAAGGTGCGCCTGATCAGCACCCATAACGGCGTGGAGAACCTGTTTAACGAGATCATCCAGGACAGCCGCTCCGGAAAGAAGCGCTACAGCGTGCATCGCATCACCTTGGACGACGCCTGCATCGATGGCCTCTACAAACGTATCTGCCAGGTACGCGGGGTAGCGTGGAGCCAGGCGGATGAAGACGGGTGGAAAGAAAATCTGCTGCGCGACACGGCCACCCGCGAGGACGCCCTGGAGGAATACTACTGCGTGCCCAAGAGCGGCGGCGGCGCTTATCTCTCACGCGCTCTGATCGAATCGCGCATGGTAGAGGCGCCAGTCTTGCGCTACGAGGGATCGGAAGAGTTCAACGGCTGGCCCGAGCATCTCCGCGAGGCCGAGATGCGCGACTGGTGCGAGGCGAACATCAAGCCCCACCTGGTCAAGCTCGACCCGAAAGAATCGCACGTATTCGGGGAAGACTTTGGGCGTGTCGGCGATTTGACCGTGATCGCGCCCATGGCCATCGGGCAGGATCTGCGCCGGCGCGTGCCCTTCCTGGTCGAGCTGCGCAACGTGCCGTTCAAGCAGCAGGAGCAGGTGCTGAACACCATTGCCGACCGGCTTCCGAGGCTGCAGGCAGGTGCCCTCGATGCTCGCGGCAACGGCCAGTACCTGGCCGAGCAGACCGCCTACCGCTACGGCTCCGGCCGCATCGAATGCGTGATGCTCAGCCAGTCCTGGTACCTGGAGAACATGCCCAAGCTCAAGGCTTCATTCGAGGACGACCTGCTTACCCTTCCGCGTGACCGCGAGGTGCTCGATGATCTGCGGGCCCTGCAGGTGGTCAAGGGCATTCCACGGTTGCCGGAAGGTAAGACCGGCGATAACAAAAACCGCCACGGCGACGCCGCCATAGCCATCGCCATGGCGTATTACGCCAGTCTTATGGACGCAGTCGAATACGCCTATCACCCGGTGCGCCGCAACGACGAACTGCCGCGCCCGATACGCACAACCGCCGGTCTTGGCCGGGGAAAAGGACTCTGGTAAATGGCCCCTCTTTATGACGCATACGGCCGCCCGGTCATTACCCGGGAACTGACCCGAGAAAAAGCCGCGCCGGCGCTCACCGGCATCCGCACGGTCTGGACCGACACGGTCGCCAGCGGCCTCACCCCGCAGCGCCTGGCCGGTCTGCTGCAAGCGGCCGCCGAGGGCGATCACTACGAGTACCTGACCTTGGCCGAGGAGATGGAGGAGCGCGACCTGCACTACGCTTCCGAGCTGTCCAAGCGCAAGCTGGCCGTGTCTCGCCTGCCGATCAGCGTCGAGGCCTACAGCGACAGCAGCCAAGACGTCAAGCTGGCCGACGCGGTGCGCGGCTTGGTGCGCAAGCCGGGGTTTCGCAGCCTGATCAAAGATCTGCTCGACGCCCTGGGCAAAGGTTACAGCGTCGCTGAAATTATATGGGATCGCTCCGGATCGACCTGGAAGCCTGCGGCCTATAAGCACCGCGACCCGCGTTTCTTTCAGTTCGACCAGGCTACCCGCAGCGAGGTGCGTCTGCGCGATGAAGCCGACATGCTCGACGGCCTGCCATTGTCGCCTTTCGGTTATATCGTGCATGTGCCACGCATCAAGACCGGCCTGCCGATCCGGGGTGGTCTGGCGCGTCTGGCCAGCTGGGCGTACATGTGCAAGGGCTATACGGTCAAGGACTGGCTGGCGTTTGCCGAGGTTTTCGGCATGCCGCTGCGCATGGGCAAATACCGCAGTGGCGCCAGCAACGACGATATCGCCGTGCTCAAGAGTGCCGTGGCCAACCTGGGCAGCGATGCGGCGGCGGTGTTCCCCGAGTCGATGATGATCGAGCTGGTGGAGGCCGGCAAAAACAGCTCGGCCGATTTTTACCAGCGCCTGGCCGAGTACCTCGATGCGCAGGTGAGCAAGGGCATCTTGGGGCAGACCGCCAGCGCCAGCGGCACGCCGGGCAAGCTGGGCGATGAAAAGCTGCAGGCGGAGGTGCGCGACGATATCCGCGACGATGACGCCGAGCAACTCGAAGAGACTCTGGGCCGCGATCTGATCAAAGCTTATATCGATCTTAATTATGGCCCGCAGGAGAACTACCCGAGCCTGCAGCTGCGCGCGGCCGAGTCGGAAGACCTCACCGCCCTGGTCAACGCTCTGGAAAAACTGGTGCCCCTGGGACTGAAGGTCGAGCAGAGCGTGGTGCGCGACAAACTCAGCATCCCCGATCCGGACCCGAAAGCCAAACCGGAGGATCTGCTCGGTCCGCCTGCCACTGAAACGGAACCGGAGCAAGACGCGAAACCTGAACCAGCCATGAACCGGGCACATAACCGCGAGCAGGGTGTCGATGGTGGGGTCGGTGAACTTGCCGCCAAAGCCTTGGATCTAAATGACGGTAGCGACCTGGTTGAGGCCGTGTATGGATTGTTGACCGAAGCGGCCAGCCTGGAGGAGGTCCGCGACCGGCTGCTGGATCTGTATCCGGACATGGCGCTGGAGTCCACCGGGCAGGCTCTGGCCCAGGCGTTGGTTCTGGCGGAGTTGCAGGGCCGTGCCGACGTAGAGGACGAAGCATGAGTGTAACGGCAGTTGATCTTCCATTTAAAGAGGCGATCGCTTTTTTCCGCCAAAAGGTCAACATCCCTACTCGGCGCTGGGACGACCTGTGGAAAGACATGCACGCGCGCGGGTTCATGATTGCCGGCGCTCAACGCGATGCGCTGTTAGCCGATTTTCGCGGCGCCATCGACAAGGCTCTGGAAAGCGGCGGCACATTGGAGAGCTTTCGCAAGGATTTCGATCGCATCGTGGCCACCCATGGATGGAGCTACAACGGCAGTCGCGGATGGCGCAGCCGGGTGATTTTTGAGACCAACCTGCGCACTGCTCACCAAGCGGGCCGTCATGCTCAGATGACCGATCCGGACGTGGCCAGCTATCGCCCTTACTGGCGTTATCGCCACGGCGATAGCCGCCAGCCGAGGCTGCAGCATCTGGCCTGGGACGGGCTGGTGTTGGCCGCGGACGATCCCTGGTGGCAAACCCACTATCCGCCAAACGACTGGGGCTGCAAGTGCTTTGTCGAAGCGCTAAGTAAGCGGCAGCTACAGAAGCTGGGCAAGGACGATCCAGATCAAGCCCCCCATGTGACCATCGATCCGAAAACCGGCGCGCCTGAAGGGATCGGCAAAGGCTGGGATTACAACGTTGGCGAGGCCGCCTGGGGCCGCAACGAAGCGACGCGACTGATGGAGGATCTGGGGCCGTGGAACGATTTGCACCCGTGGGGTCCGAAGATGGCTGGCCGGCCGGCCAAGCTGAGCGCAGATCGTGCGGTGGCCAGGCTTGGTCATCCGGTACCAAAAGGCGATGAGGCAGGTTTGCGGAAGTCTCTTAGGTCGGCTATCGGAGGGGATGCTGCCGATATCTCCGACCCGACCGGCACGCCGGTCCGGGTGACCCAGGCCCTGGTCGACCACATCCTTGCAAAACCGGACTCCCGCTGGGACGGCCGTGATGCTTACTTCCCCCTGATTCGCGAGCTTATTGAGGATCCGCAGGAGATCTGGATCAATTTTGCGCAAAGCCAGTTATCCGGCCGGGTGGCCCTGCGGCGAAAATACGTCAAGCTAGTGAGCCTGGATAAGGATCGGGTGTTGGGCTTGTATGCCGAGATCGAAAACGGCCACTGGGTCAGCGGCGATATGTTTCGGGGGAGCGTGAGCGGTTTGAAAAACTTGCGCAAGGGAAGGCTGGTGTATGGAAGGGACTGAGACTATGACCTCCGTGCAGATCACGTCGCCCGGCAATCGGTTATCGGGGCACAGCCCAACCGTCGCCTGCATATTCAATCCTAAAGGCTGATTAAGGAAAAGTCAATATGTCTGGAGCGGGACTAAAAATCACAGTAGCGATTGACGATCGGGAGATTCAGGACGCCCTAAAGCGCCTGGTCAAGGCGACTGGCGATTTAACCCCGGCCATGAAGAACATAGGCGAATACATGGTTCAGGCCACCGAACAGCGGTTTGACAGTGAAACAGGTCCGGACGGACAGAAGTGGCCGGAGGTCAGTGCCGCCACCAGGGAGCGGAAGAAACATCCGAAAGTGCTAACCGAAAGCCATCGGTTGCGGGGTTCGATCCATCCAGAAGCCGGCAAGGACTCAGTCGAAGTCGGCACCAATGTTCCGTATGCCGCGATCCACCAGTTCGGTTTTTACGGTCAGGTGAACATCCCCGCCCATACCCGGCTGATCAAGACAGCCTTTGGTCAGCCGTTAAAGCACCCGGTGTGGGCTCGCATTGAGCCTTACACATTACAGCAGCACATGCCGGCCCGGCCGTTTTTGGGGATCAGCGAAGAGGACAAGAAAGAGATCCTGGCCATCATCGAGGATCACATCGACATGGCCTTGAAATAATCGCCCCAGAATCGACGCAACAGGTAAGACCGCACAATGGGCCGTCTTTTTAAAAATAAGGCAACAGGCGCAAATTTAAACGGGGTTTAAATGGGGTTGCGGGTTAGACATGCGATCCGGTTTTGCCGCCCACCACGGAGAAGGGGAATCATGCATATCTTTCATATCGCACTCAACGCAGCCGGGTTGCCTGACGATTGCTTGGCGGCCGCCTTAAATTTCGAGTTGGCAGCAGGAGAGGATCTCCCCGCCGAGCTGCCGTTGATCCCCCCCGGGGAGGTGGTGCAGGGTCGCGACGGGCGGTTCTGGTACAACCGACAGCCCCAGGGCGTGATCGATTATTTCGACGGCCGAGGGATCGATGTGCCGATCGACGTTGAGCACGCCACCGAACTCAAGGCGCCCAAGGGCGATGCGGCCCCGGCGATGGGGTGGATCAAAGCCCTGAGCGTGCGTGATGGCGGTGCCGTATGGGGGGTGATCGAGTGGACGCCAAAAGGCTCCGAGCTGATCAAGAACCGGGAGTACCGTTACTACTCCACCGTGCTGATCTACGAAAAAGACTCGCTGACCATTCGCGGCATCGCGTCGGTCGGCCTGACCAATAAGCCGAATTTGAACGTATTGGCCCTTAACCAGGAAAACAAGGAGCACACCATGGATCTGAAAGCATTGCTGGCCAAACTCGGGTTGCCCGAGACGGCCACCATCGAGCAGGCCCTCAACGCCATCGGCACACTGCAGGGTAATCTGCAGACCGCCCTCAACCGGGCCGAAACCCCAAGCCTCGACAAGTTTGTCCCGCGTGGCGATTACGACGCCGTTTTGCTGCGGGCTTCCAACGCCGAGACCCAGTTGGCCGACCAGAAAAAAGCCGAACTGGAAACCGCCCTCAATGCCGAGGTCGACGCGGCCATGAAGGCGGGCAAGATTACCCCGGCGACCAAGGAATTTTATGTGGCCATGTGTCGGCAGGACGGCGGGCTGGAACAGTTCCGCAAGTTTGTCGCGGCCGCGCCTGTGGTCGGCGATCCATCCGACCTGGATACTAAATCGCCCGAGCAAGGTGGCAAGGCGTTGAATTCCGAAGAGCAGAAGATTGCCGGCATGTTCGGCAACTCGGCCGAGGATCTGAAACAATACGGCGAGGCGTAACGCCAAGCCCAACCTTTTAGAGGAGGCATAACATGTCTGAACGCAATACCCCGTACAAGGACGGCGAGCTTATCCCCCTGAAAGTTGCCGCCAGCACCAAGGTCGAAGCAGGCAAGATGGTTTCGGTTGGAGCAGACGGCTACGCCACCCCGGCGGCCGATACGGCATCGACCATCGTCATGGGCATTGCCGATGAAACCGTCGACAACTCGGCTGGAGCCGATGGAGACCTGTCGGCGCGGATTCGGCGTGGCAAGGTTTTCAAACTCAAAAACTCGGCCACCAACCCGGTCGTGCAGGCCAGTGTCGGCAGCAACGTCTATGTCGAGGACGACGAAACCGTAGCCGTGGCCGCCGGCCCGACCAACGACATCGTAGCCGGTAAATGCCTGAGCGTCGAAAGCGACGGTGTCTGGGTCGACATCGGTTAATACACCATTTACTGGAGGTTAAAAACATTATGAAACATACCCGTTACGACATGTTTGTCTGGATTCTGCTGCTGGTCGGCGTGGGCTGCCTGAGATGGTCTGGCTTGGTCGGACCAGGCACAGCCTCCGGAGGTGTTGGGCTAGCCCTGCTTATTAATGCCAGCACCATCAGCAGCATTTTTATCAACCTGAAGACGACTTTCGCCAAGGCCTTCGACGCTGCTCCCAGCGTATGGCAAAAAATCGCCATGGAGGTACCCTCGACCGGAAGCCAAAACGACTACGCCTGGATCGATAATTTCCCTCGTATGCGCAAGTGGCTCGGAGAAAAGGTCGTCAAGGCTCTCAAGGCGTTCAAGTACACCTTGGTCAACGATGACTTTGAGGCCACGGTCGGCGTGCGCCGCAACGACATCGAGGACGATAATCTCGGCATCTATGCCCCGCAGGCGCAGATGGCCGGTTTTAGCGCCAAACAGTGGCCTGACGAACTGGTGATGGACGTGGTAAATGGCAGTTTCACCAGCCTTTGTTTCGACGGCCAGTATTTCTGTGACACCGATCATCCGGTCATCAACCCGGCCACGGGTGATCCGGCAAGCATCAGCAACAAGGGGACCGTCGCGCTTTCGTGTGCAACGCAGGCGGCTGCCATTGCCAGCTACGGCGCTGCCCGTACCGCCATGCGCAAGTTCAAGGATGATGAGGGTCGCCCGCTGAACATCACTCCCAACGTGCTTTTGGTACCACCGGCTCTGGAGCATATCGCCCTGGCGCTGATCAACAACGACCGACTGGATGACGGCAAGGCCAACCCTTACAAGGGGACCGCCGAGGTTGTGGTTGATGCCCGGTTGACCTCGGATACCGCCTGGTTCTTGCTCGATACCACCAAGCCGATCCGGCCGTTCATTTACCAGCCCCGTAAGAAACCGGTCTTCGTACAGCAGACCGACATGAACGCTGATGACGTGTTCAGCCGTGGTGAGTATAAGTTTGGCGCCGAAGCGCGCGGGGCGGCGGGTTACGGTCTGTGGCAGCTGTGTTACGGCAGCACCGGTGTTGGGTAAGCAACTGACAATGGATAACTGACGGTCGGCGGCTTGTCCGCCGACCTGTCCAAGGAGCTATAACCATGATTCGTATCACCGCCAAACAGGAAGGCTTTCGCCGCTGTGGCATCGCCCACAGCAAACAGCCGACCGAATATCCCGATGATCGGTTCAATGCCGATGAACTTGAGCAGCTAAACGCTGAGGCGAACCTTGTGGTGGAAATCGCCAATGCCGACAAACGTCCCAACGTCAAAGAGTCCACAAAACTGGTTGCGGCCGCAGAGACTCTTGAAGACCTCGACCAGCTTGCCGCCGGGGAAGACCGCAAGGGTGTGCTGGACGCGATCGACAAACGGCGGGCGGAACTGACCGAACCCCAGGGAGAATAACCGATGGCCTACAGCCAGCTTGCCGACATCCAGGAGCGGATCCCCGAGGACATCCTGCTGCAGCTGACCGACGATGACGACACCGTCAGCGTCGACGAGGCGAAGGTCAACGCTGCCATCACCCGGGCTGACAGCGAGATCGACGCCTGGTGCAGTGGCCGCTACGCCGTGCCGTTTGCCACGGTGCCGCCGATCATCGCCGAGTTGTCGGCCGATCTGGCGACCTACTATCTCTACAGCCGCCGGCAGGAGATCATCCCCGAGGCGCGCAGCGAGCGTTACCGGGCCAACCAGGCACTGCTTAAAGCGATCTCTGCCGGTCAGGTGCAACTACCAGGTGCCGCCAGCGCCAAGACCGGAAGCACCCGCATCGAGGTAACCAGCAACGATCGGCTGTTTAATCGCGGCAGTCTCAAAGGGGGGTTTTGATGACCTACGAATTACTCGAAGACGCTTGCAAGTCGGCCCTTGAACCCCTTTTGAACGAGGGTTTAAAGACCCTTAAAAGCTATGGAGGCGAGTTCAGCCCTGACAGCTTTGGCCAGTTTCCCATTCAATATCCTGCCGTCATGATCTGCGTGGCCGGGTTGAACAATGAACCCAAGGGGAACATGGATATACATGATCTTGAGGTGGTGATTTACGTCGCCGATCGCAACCTGCGTGGCGAAGATAATGCCCGTCATGGCGCATACCACACCATGGAGCAAGCCCGGGGCAAGCTCAATCGCCTGGGCATCAATGGCGCCGGCAGGCTGGCACTGAAAAGCGAAAGCCTGGTCGGCTACAGCCGCAAACTGAACCTGTGTGTCATGCAGGCCACGTACCGGCTCAAAGTTCAGCAACCCGCATTCAGCAACTAAAGGAGCATCAACCATGGCTGACAGTTTTATCGGCGCCGGCGATCTGTTTTTCGATCGCCTCACCGACGCCGGCGTCTCCCAGGGCGCCAAACTCGAGGGGGCATGCAGTAGCTTTGCCCTCAATCCCGAATCCGAAATCAAAGAGCAGACCGGCAAAGGCCGCACCAACTACGGCCAAGTCATCGCCGCCGCCACGCTGCCCGGCAAAACCAACATCAAGCTGACCCTCAATCAGCTCGACGCCGACAACCTGGCGGTGGCGTTTTTGGGCGACGTGGTCAGCGGTCAGCAGGTCTCCGGCAGCATCGATGCCGGCACCCCTCTGGAGGTCGTCGCGATTCTGGATCGCTATGTCGAGATCGGCAAAGAGGCCCTGAGCAATGTTGTGGTCAAGGATGCCACCGACACCACCACCTACGTGGCGGGGACCGATTACATCCTCAACCCCCGTCTCGGCATGATCAAGGCTTTGTCCACCGGTGCCATCTCCGCAGGCGAAACTCTGCACATCTCCGGCGACTACGCCGAGGTCAATTATCAGCAGATCACCGGCGGCACCTCTCCGATCATCCGCGCGCGCCTGGTGCTCGACGGTAAAAACTACGTCAACGGCCGCAACTGCAAAGTGGTGGTTAAAAGCGCCAGGCTTAAACCCTCCACCGAGGTCGACTTTTTGTCGGACGATTTTCTTCCGCTTGAGCTCGAAGGGGTGTGCGAGATCCCCGAGGGCGACGACACCGCCTTCGAAATCATCTATTACGACGCCTAACCATCGGGCGGCCTGAGTGCCGCCCGACTTTTAACGAGGACCACCGATGAAAAAGAGCAAGATTATTCAGTTTGACGGGAAGGAAGTCACGGCCAAGGAGCTCACCGTCGAAGAGATCGCCGACTGCATGGACGCCGTGGCCGCCGGTAAAGCCGACTCCCTCGACCTGCTGTTCGACGGGCGATTGCCAAGCGAGGCCGTCGTGCGCGCCGCCGGTATCGAGCGCCTGGAGTTGCACAAGCACAGCCCCTCCGCCCTGGAGCAACTCTGGAATGCCGTGGAGGAGACCAACCCTTTTTTTCTCGGCATGGTGAAGCGGATGTTCGCCCCGGCTCAGAACCGCTCCGCCAATGCCTTGAGCGTGCCTGTGAAATCCTGATGCACCACGGCTATCCGCAGCCCTGGACGTGGGGCGGTGGTTTCTTTTTGAGGATGATAAAGCATGTCGGCAGCCGCTGAAAAACATCTGAAACTGGTCATCTCGGCCTACACCAAGGGCGCCGAGGACGGGCTGAAAAACATCTCCGGAGAGTTCAGCCGGCTTCGCAGCGATGTGCCGGGCGCCACCAAGGTGCTGGCCGCCGCATCCCGCGCGCTCGATGTGCCCACCATGCGGCAGGTCAACCACGAGGTGGCCGATCTGCGCAAGCAGTATGCCCTGCTGCGCGACAATGGCGTGCTGTCGCAAAAGGAGCTGGCCCAGGCGGCCACCAACCTCAAGGCCAAAACCGCCGCGCTGCGGGCCGAGTATGCCCAGGCCAACCGCACCCAGCAGCAAGGCATCGCCACCACCGCCAACCTGACCGGCCACGTCAAAAAGCTGGTGGCCGCCTATCTCGGCTATCGCACCATCACCGCCGTGATCGGTGGCATGGTCACCGCCGCGCGCACCGCCGAACAATCGCAATTTAACCTCGCCACCTCGGTCGAGGCCGCCAACCGGGAGTTTGACAACGTCGGTAGCCTCGATCACTGGAAAGGCAAAGTCGGCGAGATGGCCGCCGCCCTCAAGGTCTACTCCGAGTCTGAGGTCGCCAATGCTATCGCTCGCACCGTCGACATGACCAAACGGCTGGGCCTGTCCTCCGTGCAGATGGAGGAGCTCACCCGCCGCGCCGCCGACCTCGGCGCCGGTAAGACCGACCTGGAAGGCTCCATCGAGCGTGTCACCGCCGCCCTGCGTGGCGAGGCCGAAAGCGCCGAGTTTCTTGGCCTGACCCTCAACGAAACCTATGTGGCAAGCTGGCACGCCGCCCATAACGCCCACGGCCGCGCCTGGAAGGACCTGACCGATCTGGAGAAAGCCCAGGTGCGCTACCAGGTGCTGCTGGAGCAAAGCGACGGCGTGCAAGGCAAGGCCGCCGCCAGCGCAGGCACCCTTGGCGGGGCCTTGCAGCAGATTAAAAGCGAAGTGGCCGACGCCATCGCCAATAACAAGGATTTCAACGCCGCCATGGTTACCTTGGCCGGTACGATCCGCGACAACGCCGGAGAGATCGGCGAGTGGGCGGCGGATCTGGCCACAGCCATCGGCAAAACCGTCGAATTCGTCGCCGAAAACAAGGGTCTTATTCTGGCCCTGGTCGGCGCCGGTGGCACGCTCTACGCCATCAATGCCGTCGCCGGAGGCATCCGCAACGTCGTCAAAGTGACGGAGATGCTCCGCAATGCCAAAATGGCGCAGACCGCTGTCGAAGCTGCCGGAGGTCTGACGCAGATGGGCACGGCGGCCGGTGCCGCTAAGACGGGTCTTGTCGGTTTGACGGTTGCCGTATCGGCATGGTCGGCCGGAAAAGTTATTGAGTTAATCCAGACCATTCGCGAATGGCGCGACGCCGCGAATGAGGCTGCAGACGCCCAGGACAGGCTGATGGCCAGTGTCGGCGAGGTGCAGCAAAAAAACGGAGAATTTAAAGACTTTCGCCTGCCCGGTCTCGATGGAAAAACGGGAGACGAGTTGACGGAAATCCGTGATCAGCTGGCGGGAACCCATGCCTATTGGGTCGCGACGTTCGCCGGTCTGCAGACCGAGGCCGGGAAGACCGACTGGCTGGGTAACATGACCGAGGGCGCCAGGCAGGCCTCGGAGCAACTCGCCGAGGCCAAAGAGCGCCTGCAACAGGTCAAAGACGAAATGCACCTGGTCAATGCCGCCGTCCTCCGGACCGGAGCCGACGGCGCGCAATCGATGCTGACCATGGAGCAGGCGTTCGATAAAGTCCACAACGCCGTGCTGGCCTATCACGAAAAGCAAGATCTGCTTACCGATGCCATGACCCGCGCCAGGGACGAGCAGGGCCTGCTCGAAGCGGAGGTGCAAAAGCTCGCCGACGCTTACTACGATGCCGCTGTAGCCCTCAAAACCACGCAGACCGGCACGGAGGAACACGCCAAGGCCCTGGAGGCCAAACTCAAGGCCGAGGCCGATTACGTGGCCGCCGTCAAGCAGTTGCAGCAGGCCAAAACCCAGGATCAGGCACAGCAGTACGCCGACGAAGAAAAAGAGCTGCAACAGCATCTGGAGCAGCAACTGCTCGACCTGGAGCAACAGCTCGAATCGGAGTGGATCACGCAGGCCGAATACAACTACCGCAAGGCCCAGGCCGAACAGGATCTGGCGCAGGCGGTGGTCGCCATGCGGCAGGAGGCCGCCGACCTGTCCAAGCAGGTCTACGGCGAAGACAGCCACGAATACCGGCAGGCCCGCGCTGCCATGGTCGATGCCGAGATGGAGCTGCAGCGGGCGGTGAGCGCCACCAAAAAGCGCTGGGAAGAGATGGTCGGCATATCCACCGCCGGGACAAGCTCCGGCAAAAAGCTCGCCGCGTCCCTCGATGAGGTCGGCGAGGCCGGCAAGCGCGCCGGCGACGATGCCGCCGGTGGCCTGGCCAAAATCGGCCGCGAGGCCTCCTCGGCCAAGGGCAAGGTCGACGCCCTCAACCGCTCCATTGATAAAAAAAACGACGGCGAAAAAAGCACGGCCGGCGGCAAAGTCTCCGGAGCCGATACCGGCCCGGGCGTGGCGCAATGGTTCGCCAATGAGTGGGATTCCATCACCAAGGGTATTCAAAAGTTCGGGTCTCTTGACGAGCTGGGGCAGTACGAAAACCGCTACCGCAAAGAGATCTACGGTGTCAAGGCGAGCGACAGCTGGCTGTCATCGGCCCTGCGCAAGCACACCGCCGACATGGTGCGCAAGCAGCGCGACCAACTCCGGCTGGCGCAGCATGCGCAGGTGCAGGGCGCGATCAACACGATCCGCGCGCAAGAGCTGCAGGCCTCCGGCCCCGTCGCCCAGGCCGCGCAGGGGGCCGCCCGCACGGTCACGGTGCAGTTCCGCGCGCCGGACGGACGCACCGTGTCCGGACAGTTCGGCGATAACGACGCCGGGCGCCTGCTCGATGTGTTGCGTCAATCCGGGGCGGTGACCGCATGATTACCCTCGACGCATTGACCCTGCCTGCCGATCTCATCTGGACCGACGAATACCGCTGGAACCCCGTCGCCCAGCAGGAAAACGTCACCCTCGATGGCGCGCTGGTGGTGCAGGCCATGGCACAGCAAACCGGCCGGCCTATCACCCTGGCCGGCGGCGAGGACTATGCCTGGGTGCGCCGGTCGCTGCTGGAGCAGCTGCGCGCCAAAGCCAATACGCCGGAGCAGGAAATGACCCTGACCCTCAACGACGGCAGTGAGCACACCGTGATCTTTACCGGCGACCGAATGAGCGCCGATCCGGTCTGGACCGTCTCCGATCCGGACGATGATCAACCCTATGTCGTCACCCTCTTTTTCCGCGAGGTAGCATGAGTATTTTAAAAACCGATATCAAACTGATGGCCTCCGAGCGCCTCACCGATTACGACGACGGCGGCGGCGAGATGACCGGAACCGAGGTCACCGACGGCGAGGTCAACAACCTGTTCCCCGACATATCCCGCCTCGATCGCGTCTATGGCAGGGTGTCGCTGCGTAAATGCTTTTTGGCGGTAATGACCGACAACCAGGATATGTACTACGGTAGCCACGCCATCATCACCGACCCCCCAGACGACGACAACGTGCATGTCACCCTGTTTACCACCGGCGATTTTTACGACGAGCGCCTCGACTCCAAGGACCACATCGAGAGTTATGTGGCCATCGCCCAGACCCTTGCGTTGCGCCTGCTCGGCGATCAGCTGGAGGGGCAGCGCACCATCGTCGCCTTTCAGCAGCCGGACGGAGTCCTGCCGCGCGTCAGCGAGACACTGGTGCTGCGCAACAGCGTCTCGGGGGATCAGCAGTTTGTACGGGTGCAGGGGGTCAGCACCGAGCGTGCGGGTTATGTGCATGCCACCTACGGCGCTTTTACGGTCGACGTGGTGACTATCGAACTGAGCGCCGCGCTGCAATACACCTTCCCGGGTGTGGACCCGACCCCCTACGTCGGCACCGCCACCACCCGCGTGCATGGCACCGCCGTGGCCGATGCAGCGCGCTATTTTGGCGTGTCGCGCCTGACCGAAGCGGCAAACAGCGGCGCCATGACCCTGCAGGTCGATAGCATCTATAATCAACTGGTGCCGACCAGCCAGGTGGAGACCGCCGTTGTCGATCAACTGATTTTCGGCTCTGGCACCAGCATGGTCGCCTCCGGTGCGGACGATAGCCTGGTATGGTCCGGCGTGCGCGGCAGCGATAACGCCGTGATCCATCTGCGATCGGGCCTTTTGCCGGGCTCTCTGGCGCTGACGATCGACGGGCACGATTTTATCGACAAGGACGGCGACCTGATCGCCCTGGTGGACGCCGGCGGCTACGGCGGCAGTATCGATTACGCGGCCGGACGCATTACCCTGACCGGATCCGGCACCTGGAACCAGGACGTCACCCTTGCCGCCACTCCGGCGGCGGCCGTCACCGAAGCGCAGCAGAGCCTTGAAATCCTGATCGAAATCAGCAACCGCGCCTGGAACTATACCCCCAACCTCAAACCTGTCCCGGCGCCAGGTACCCTGACGGTCGATTACATGGCCCTTGGCAACTGGTACCGCCTCAAGGACAACGGACGCGGCGAACTGGTCGGCACGGAGAGCGGCATCGGCACCGGCACCATCGATTACGCCAGCGGATCGATGGTGCTGACGGTCGGTGCGCTGCCCGATGTCGGCTCATCCATTATCATCACCTGGGGCACCGGCATCGAGGCCACGGCCCGTCACGGCGCCATCGACGGCGACGACGTCATCATCGAGCACGACCTGCCCGACACCGGCATCGAGCCAGGCAGTATCGCTATTGCCTGGGGAGGCGGTGCCTATACCGCGACCGATACCGGCGCGGGCACACTGAGCGGCGACGCCGTCGGCACGATAAGCTACGGCGCCGGCAAGATTCGCTTTACCCCGGCGGTCATCCCGGCCTCCGGCGAGGTTTTCGATATTACCTACCGCAAGGATCTGGCCGACAGTGCCACGGTTATGGATCTGACCGTCAACGGTCAGCAGGTAAGTTTTACGATCCCGAACGCGCCGCTGCGACCCGGCAGCGTGAGCCTCGAATGGGCCGTGGAACAGGTCAAGGAGGTTTTGACCTCGGGACAGATCAACACCCGCACCATCACCAAACGGGCGCATGACGACGGCTCCGGCAACCTGATCGGCGCGGTCGGTACCATCGACTATGCCACCGGCGCGGTGACGATGGTGGCCTGCGCCGATTATCAATACGACAAATGGTCGACGGTATCGTACAAAACCGGCGGCAATTTCGGCGCGCTTGGGTCGACGTCTTACATGGGGGTGCGCACCGCCGTCAGCGCCTCGCAGACACCTCCGGCCGCCGTGATCGTTACCTATCAGCAGGATGTTGCTGCCGACTGGACCGACGCGACGGACAGTCTCGATGCCGGCGCCCTGGAGATCGATCTGACCCCGGGCACCGTCGAGCCGATCGTGGCCGGATCGGTACTGTTTGCCCTGGCCGGATCGTTTTATTATGACCTGGCCGGCGCTCTCTACCGCGACCGCGACGACGCCACCGGCGCCGGCGATACGGCCGGATCGATCAATTACGAAACCGGCATCGCGACCCTCAATACCTATCCGCAGTTGGCAAACACCGACGTCACCCTGCTGACACTGCTCACCCGCAGCGGCGGCAACACACCGACAGCGGGGATATTCCGCCTGCCGGGCGCGCCGGTGCGCGACGGCTCGCTGTCGGTGCGGGCCAACCTTCCGGACGGCACGCTGCTTTCCGCCACGGCGGGCACCGATGGCCTGCTCAGCGCCGACCGTCTAGAGGGGACCATCGACAGCGCCGTCGGCGTGGTGCGGTTGTTTTTCGGCGAGATGGTCACCGCCGCCGGCAACGAGGCAGAGCCCTGGTACGACGCCGACATGGTGCAGGAAGGGCAGATTTGGTGCCCCTACGGAGTGTTGGCCGATACCGCCCTGTATAACGGCGTGATCTACAGTTATTTGCCGCTGGACGCCGACCTTATCGGTATCGAGCCGGTGCGCCTGCCCATCGACGGGCGGGTGCCGATCCTGCGCTCCGGCGACGTGGCGGTCATCCATCACACCGCCGACCAGCTGCTGCCGGACAACCTGACCGCCGGGCAGCAGATCGTGCTTGACCGTGACAACCTCTCGCTGGTGGAGCTTCGCGACCAGGCCGGCACCCTGGTCGACGAAACCCTCTATACCGTCGCCCTCGCCACCGGTGTGGTGACCATGGCCGATCCTCTGGATCTCTCCGCCTACAGTCAGCCTCTGGTGGCCGCTCACCGTATCGAGGACATGGTGCTGATCAGCGAGGCGCAGATCAACGGTCTGATCCGCACCGTCGGGCCGATCACCCATGATTTTCCAGCCGACGAAACCCAGGTAAGCGGCGCGCTGATCTCCGGCGATCTGGCCGCGCGCATCGTGCGGCAGTTCACCCAGAAGACCTGGGACAACATCTGGCAGAACACCCGCAGCGGCGACGACACCACCGCCAAATACGACAGCCTGCACTATCCCATCGCCGTCACCAACCGTGGCGCCCTGGCGCAGCGCTGGTGCATTAAATTCACCAGCGCGACGGCCTTCGACGTCATCGGCGAGAAGCTCGGCGTGATCGCGAGCGGTACCACAAGCAGCAACGTGGCACCGACCAATCCTGCCACGGGGGTACCGTATTTCACCATCGACTATCACGGATGGGGAACCGGCTGGGCGGCCGGTAACTGCCTGCGCTTTGACACCTCGGCGGCTAATGCGACCATGTGGCTGGCACGCACCACCATGCCTGGCCCCGTGGAGGAGCCGACCGACAACTTTACCCTGCAGATTCGAGGAGACGGCAACTGATGAGTACCGTAAGGGTTTATAAATCGACCGACTCCGGAGCGCCCGCGCACCCGAACAGTACCCAGGGTACTTTGGCGGCACTGCTGCGGGCCTGTCTTGTGACCGGCTACGGCAGCGGGGAGGACTACAAGGCCCCGGCCGGGTGGGATGAGCCGTTTGCAGAATCAGGCGGGAAGGCCGTATTCCGGGCGGCAATCGGGGCACGGCAGTTTTATCAGATTGATGACAACGCAGCCGATGCAGATATTGCCTATATCAATGCTTTTGAGTCCATGTCCGATGTCAACACAGGTGCAGGACAGTGGGCGTCCTCAAGATATTTTGGCAAGTGGTACAGCCTCGCTGACTCTACCCATTGGGTGGTGGTGGCCGATGAGAAGACGTGTTACGTCTGGTTGTGTAGCCGGTATGGGTTAATACCGCATGGGTTCGGGGAGTTTGATTCTAACATCGAGGGTGATACCGCCAACTCCTTCATTGCCGGTCATAACTCTGCCTCTTCCCTCCCTTACAATCTGACCTACGATTGTTCTTTTGGGTACGCTGTGAGTCTCGGGGGCACTTCAATAGCCGCTTGGATTTGTATTCATAAGTCAGCAATAGGGACCAACGGGGTTGTAGGTAATTTGACAGCCATGCTTTCTGCTAATACCTGTCCCGGTGGAGGTTCCGGTTTTTCCGATACCTCCGGTGTAACAGGGATGGGGTACAGGTTATTGCCCATGCCGATTCATTGCAGCTATGCCGATGAGGGAAACTCGAACATGGCAAGGGGCATTCTCCGTGGGCTTGCGAGTCCATCGACGAGACGGCCAGAGGCTAATTACGCCGAGGTTGTTGACCCGAAAACATCAAAAACATGGATGGCTCTACTGACGGACAAGGCCTCTTCAACGTCAACCAACTACATAGGGCAACTTTTTGTTGATATCAGCGGGAGTTGGGACTGATGGGATTATTAGGTTTTAGCGGCGCGGCAGGTCTTATAGCGAACGGCCCTGCTTGGGACCAGCCGCACAGGATTGCCGGTGTCTGTTATAAGGACGGCTCCCCCGTTTCACGCAGGGTCGAGATACGTAGGAGGGTTACGGGTGAATACATTGCCAGCACCGTGACGGATGCAAACGGGATATTCTCTTTTAGAAATCTCCCCCCGCAAACGCTGGCGACCCCCTATGTCATTACCGCTTACGATGACAGTGTCGCCGATTTCACTAATGCTCTCATCTTTGACCGCGTCTACCAGGTCGACGATGACGGCCTGCCACCGCAAACCTAAGGAGCCCTACGCATGGCCACATCGGAATATCTCGAACAACAGGTGCTCGGCCATTTGCTGCGCTCGGCGACCTGGACCAAGCCGGCGGGGATATGGCTGGCGCTTCTCACCGCGCTGCCCACCGATGAGGGCGGTTTGGTGGAGGTGGTTGCCGCTGATTACGGGCGCCTTGCTGTTGGCCCTGACGATACGATCTGGATCCCCCGGGAGACCGACGGCGCCCACGTCAACGCCGGCGCTATATTGTTTCCGGAGCCGGTCAACGACTGGGGCACCGTGACGGGGGTAGCTCTGTACGACGCGCAAACCGGGGGCAACCTGCAGCCCTGGGCGGCGCTGGCCGCATCCAAGTCGGTTACCGCCGGCGGGGCCGCCGTGATGTTTCAGCCGGGCGCACTGGTCTTTAAGATGAACGATGCCTGATATCGTCTTTTCGGCGGTATCGCAGCCGGCGTATGTTCCTCCGGCCGGCGACGCTGTTATTTTCGGTGGAGCTGCTTCTCAATACCTGGAGATGTCGGCCGTCGTCGATCTCGGGATCGCGGTATCGGCCGACGCGTGGCAGGTCCTTACGGTTTCGGCCGTCGTCGATACCGGGATACAGGCCTCGGCCACGATAGGTGGGTTTACGGCGATATCGGCGCAGATGGATATCGCCGTAACAGCCGCCGCATCGGCCATGCTGGTTACGCAAGCCGCCGCTACGATCGAGCTGCCACTGACCGCCTCGGCCGAGACGGCACCCAGCTGGTATATCCCGGTGCCATTTGGTGGCAGCTATCGCGCCCGCTGGACGGACGGCACCCGCATCGAGCACCGCACCGGCCACCACCACCGGCAGGCGCCGCCTATCGAGCCGCGCACAGCTGTGCCGTGGGGAGAGCAACAACGCACCGAGCGTGCCGCCACCCAACCATGGGCCGCTATCCCGGCAATGAACCGGCAGGCCACAGCCCCATGGGGTGATCTGCGGCAACAGATTAAACACGATGCCGGTATGCGCTACGCCCATCCTGCCACCAAAAACCGCGAGCGCTTTGAGATACCCTGGGGCGGGGTTCTTGCGCCGAGGCTGCGACAACTGCTTGCCGGGTACTGCTACCCGGAGTCTAACGACACGACCAGGCGACTTCTGTGGGACAGCCTCGAAAAGCTGGCCCGGAACACCGCCGCCGCTTACAGCGCGCCGGCCGCTAAAGATGTGATTGTCCCCATCGTCAGCGGCCCGAACTGGTACCCGCGCTGGTGCGTTAACCGCTACGATCCCCCAAGGGGCGATCAGATCCTGTTCGACGCCGTCAGCGGCTATCTGGTGCCGGCCGGTGACGCGCTGCTGTTCGCTGATTTGAGCAGCAACTACCCGCGCCACTGCTACGACGGCACCTGGAACGGTCCCAAGGATCCGTACTGGTACAAGCCCCGGTCGTGGAATATTGCCCGGCCCAACATCCGGAAGGTCTATTTTGTCATGAATACCGTCAGCCTCATCCGTCTCGCCGACGGCGTACCGATCCCCGTCGAAAACCTCTCTGTCGGTACCGACCGCGACAGCTGGGCCTGGAGCCTGAGCGCCACCCTGGTGCGTAAAACCGACCTCGATCTGGTACGCCCCTCCGGCGGCGCGCCGGTCGAAGTGGAAGCCACCATCAACGGCTTGAGCTGGCGCTTCGCCATCGAGGAATACGGCGAGGAAATCCGCTGGGGGCAACGCGCCTATACCGCCACCGGCCGCAGCCTGTCCGCCTACCTGGCCGACCCGTACAGCGCCCCGCGCGATCTCATCCAGACCCAGCAGCGCACCGCTCAGCAGCTCGCCGAGGATGAGTTGACCGACACCGGTTTTACTATCGCCTGGAGCCTGCCCGAATGGCTGATCCCCGGTGGCGTCTGGAGCTATCAGGGACAAACCCCCATCCAGGCTATCGCCCAGATCGCGGCCGCCGCAGGAGGCGTGGTACAGTCGCATCCATCAAGCCAGCAGCTGCTCATCCAGCCCAGGTACCCGGTCCTGCCCTGGAACTGGGGCGGAGTCGCCATCGATGCCGTGGTCCCATCCGCCATGATCGACAGCCGCCGTGGCCGCTTTGAACCACGGCCGGCCTACACCGGCGTCTACTGCCGAGGCCAACAGCAAGGCGTCACCTGCTTTGTGCGCCGCAGCGGCACCGACGGCAGCCGCCTCGCCGGACAACAAGTCCACCCACTGATCACCGCCACTGAACCCGGCCTGGCCCTCGGCAAAAAGATTTTAGCCGACAGCGGCGCACGCAGCATCGAAACCCTCAACCTGCCGCTACTCGACAACCCCGGACTGCTTGTCCCTGGATCCATCATCGAGACCCAGGACACCGAAACCTGGCGCGGTCAAGTCATCCGCACCAACATCACCGCTGCCAGGCCAACCGTCAACCAAACCATCGACGTGCTGCGCTATCACGGGAGCTAAGAGAATGAATTTATGGAGGCGCTTCCAAGACCTGCTGCCTAAAGAACCACTGCTGGTGGCAACAGTAAATGCCCACAACAGCGACGGCACCAGCACGGTACAATTCCCCGGCGGAGGCTATGCTCTAGTAAAAGGGCAGGGCGTAGCTGTTGGACTGACAGCCTATGTGCAGGGAGGGTGGATCAAGGGCGAGGCACCGGATCTGACGGTGTATGAATTTGAAGTGTAAATAGTAGAGGGAGCGGCCGAGAGGTGCTGGAACACCACCCGACCGCCCAACCCACAGTAACTGGGACTGTGAGCCAAGCCGAAGGCTCCCTCCCCGCGACGTCACGGCGGGAGGAGCCTATCACAATCAGACAACTCAAGACAACAATAGAGGCTCATTATGTCCAGCAAACCAATTATTCCATGGATCGGCGGCAAACGAAAACTCGCCGATCATATACTGCCAATTTTCCCGGCCCATAAGTGCTATGTGGAGCCGTTCTGCGGAGCGGCCGCATTATTCTTTCTCAAGCAGCCATCCGAAGTCGAGGTCATCAACGATGTGCACGGCGACCTGGTCAACCTTTACCGGGTTGTAAAACATCATTTAGAGGAGCTTTACAAGCAATTCAAATGGGTCTTAACCAGTCGCCGGAATTGGGAGTGGCTGCAGGCCACACCGCCCCAAACCCTGACAGACGTACAACGAGCAGCCAGATTCCTTTATCTGCAAAAGCTCGCCTTCGGCGGCAAGGTAGACGGGCAATCCTTCGGCACGGCCACCACCAGTCGGCCAAGGTTTAATATTTTTACCCTGGAGCAGGATCTGGCAGACGCCCATTTTCGATTGGCCAACACCACCATCGAGCACCTTGACTGGCAGGAGGTAATACTTAAATATGACCGGCCGCATACGCTCTTTTATTGTGACCCTCCATACTGGCAAACAGAAGGTTACGGGGTGTCGTTCGGATGGGAGCAATACGAAGCAATGGCCAAACTGGCTGGCACAATAAAAGGTCAGATGATCATCTCCATCAACGATCATCCGGATATCAGGGCCCTGTTCAAGGATCTTCCCGTGGTGGAAGTAGACTACCAATACACGGTAGGCGGAGGGGCAAAACAGAGTGATTGCGTCGAACTTATCTACGGAACCTGGCCGGGTGGAGTTCCAACACCAAAGGGATATCAGGAGGGGTTGTTCGGGATGTGATTAATGGATTAAGAATCAGTTGATAATTGCGTCGCGCGGTGGTGCCAAAAACAACGTTAAACGGTGCCAAATCGCGCGGCGCGTTACACAGGGGCAGACAATGAAGGGGTGGCTGAACAAAAAAAGAGGGTTACGGAAGACATTCCGTAACCCTCTTGAATTTTTGGCTCCCCGGGCAGGACTCGAACCTGCGACAAGGCGGTTAACAGCCGCCTGCTCTACCAACTGAGCTACCAGGGAATACTATCACACCCGAGCGTACGTCCCGAAGAAACCAGGAATCTCGTGTAGCGATGGGCTGGATTATACTGACGTTTGCGTGTATGTCAAGTTTTTTTTCGGCCGATTTTTTTCAGACTATGAAAAAAATCGGCCTGCAAAAACCATTACCGTAAACAGCGTTTTCCTGATCTCGAACGGTTAGAAAAAGACATACCGACCAGGCACCAGGGTCTTCTAAACGACCAGAAACCCACATACCTTAAAGGTCAGTCGCCTCACATCATTTGATGACATTCCCGGCGCTACCAAAACAGGCAATGCAAACCTGGCCACGCATTAAGTAAAGTCGACCCACCGCTGATAGCTTATCTTCGCGTCGGAATCATAAGACGGGGGCAGCCGCACAGGGCACTAACCAGCCAGATATTTTTCGACCATGGCATAAAGACGATTCGAAGCAATGGGCTTGCTGAGATGATCGTCCATCCCTGCCTCCAGACACATGGTGCGATCCTGCATGGCGGCATGGGCGGTCATGCCGACAATCGGCAACGGCGACATGCCGAGGCTCTGTTCTCGACGGCGAATTCTACGGGTCGTTTCAAGGCCGTCGAGGCGCGGCATGCGGATATCCATCAGTACCAGATCAAATTGGTTATTTTGCAATACTTCCAGAGCATGGAGGCCATCCGCCACGGCAGTAACGCGCCAACCACGCTGCTGCAGGAGCAGTTCTACCAATCTGCGTATGGCATCATCATCTTCCACCAGCAGAATATGTGCCTGAGAGGCGTCACTTTCGTTGTACAAAAGTTCTTCTGCAACCTGCGGCTCAACCCCGCCCCTGTCGTACCCAACCGGAAGTTGAATGGGTACGGCCAATGCCTGAATATTTCCATCAACGGACTCTTGTGCCGGCCACAAAGCACCACCCAGGGCAGCGGCCAGATTGTTTACCACCGCCTGCTTGAGCCCAATATGCCGAAAGGTGAGCAGGGAAACATGGGCTAACTTACGGCAACATTGCAGAAGATCAACGCGCTCACTCTCTGCAAGCATGGCGCCCGTCTCGCCTATTGTCACCAGCAGGTAATCACCGCTCACTTGAGTTTCCAGAGTGAGGGTAAGACAAAGATTCTGGCTTCTGTTGTGCTTGAGAAACAAGTCAATCTGCCCCATGATCAGGTGGGCGATGCGATCCCCGTCGCCAACCAAAATCTCCGGCACCCGCTCATTGACCTCGACCAAAAAATTGACCCTGCCGGCGCTGGCAATCTCCTGGACCATTTCGTCAGCCCAGGGTCGCACTTCGAAAGGGCTGCTTTCCAAAGCAAATCGCCCCGTTTCAATGCGGGCAAGATCATGCATGTCTTCAACCATGCGCAACATAGCCCGAGCCGAGGCATTCGCCAGAGTCAGTGCGCTGCGCTGGTCGGCCGCCAGGTCTCCGGCCAACACCAGATCCAACATTCCCATGGTGCCGGCCAGCGGAGTACGCAACTCATGACTGAGCAGCGAAAGGAATTCGTTGATGGCAGCATGTGCCTCTTCCGGTTGATTGACGATTCCCGGATCTTGTTTGTCATCCAGGGATTTGTTTTCCGGCAGACAATCTGAAGGGTTCAT